TATTGCTATCATAGCCATCATCACTCCTGCTACCGTATCTCTTACTTTAGGGTCAAGATGTTCACCTGTTATAGCCGCCCTTATAAAAGTTAATATTATAAACAGGGCTATAAAGACTATTATTAATATAGATAGTCTATATTTCTGATTGCTATTCATTTATTATCTTGGTGCAAACTGAGCTAGGTCAAAGCCATCTAAGCTATCCTCATTAGACTCAAATCTTTGGGGAGGTAGATTGTTTTTTCTTTGATTAATCATCGCTGACTGCTGCGTATTCTGTTGATTAATGCGGCTTGCCTTTGCTTCTTCTCTTTCAGTCTCTCTTTGTTGCAAAGCAGTTTCAGAAATATTTCTTAATTCCTGATTATATTTAAACTCCTCAGCCATTAATTGAGATTTTAATTTTGCCTCATTATTCATCTTCTCTATCTCAAACGCAATCTCTGCCTGTTTTAATTGCATCTTTCCCTGTAACTCTGCCTGTTGTTTTTGAACTGCTAACTGTGCAGCCATCTCCTGAGATTTTAGATTTTGCTGTGCAGCCATCGCCTGTTTCTGCATTTCCATTTTTTCATCCTGCTCTTGCTTTTGTTTACGCTTTAGCTTAAGTAGTTGATTGGCAAGCTTAATATTTTTAAGCTCCCTAATATCAATAGCATCCTCAAGATTGATATCAGACTTAGATAAAGCCATCTGAATATTTGCTTCAAGCATTGCTTTCTCCTCTTCATCAGGAGCCACATCTAAGAATATACCAAAGTCATAGATATATAAATCTGAGATATCATTAAGGATACTTACATTATATTTTCCAATCTTATTGGCAAAGTCATCTTTAAAGTCTGCATACTCTAATATATCTGCAACCCTATATGTTAAGGCCTCTGATATACTTCTAAATATATATAGACTTCCATCAAGGATATGACGGGTGGCCACATTAGAATTTAATGCTGCAAGCTTCTGTAACCCTACCAATGAGTTAGGGTCCGGCATACTGCCATCTCTCGCTTCATTCAGACCTGTTACAGTTCTAATCATATTTAGATAATAATTATAATTAGAAATAAGCATCTGTGACTTATTAGCTCCTGAGTTAGATGTTAATTGTTGGATAGGAACCTTAGCATTATTATACTCACCATCTTGTGTATAGCTTCTGCCAATAACAGAGCCTGTTTGGAAATATAATCTTAGAGCGTCTTCAGGATTATATGCATTCCCTGTTCCTAAGTCTACCTCATTTAATCCATCGGCATCTATGTACACACCATCAGGCACAACTCGTGCTATAACTTGTTGTAACTTCAGGTGGGTAATTTGAATTAAATCAGCGAATGGTATCATTCTTCGTGTCAATGATTCTATTACACCCTTATACATTCGTGGTGCAACAGCAACATAGTTTGGTAGTGCGTGTTGACTTGTAGATTTTGGCCTAACCATATTCTTAGCAAGTTCCCATTTAAGTATAATGTTTGTTCCCATCACCATTATACCGTCATACCAAACATCAATAGTTTTTTCAAACTTCTCAAAGTTACCCGCCTCCATTATCTCTACTGTAGGGTCAAAGGTGTCATTCTTTTCTATAACCTTGTTTCCTCCTTGAGCAGTTATCTTTTTCTTATAGACTATCTTTTTTGTGGTCTTGTAATTAAAATACATTAATGTTACCGTATCCTTATAAAAAATATCATTCTCATAGAACTGTGCTACATTATAGTAATCAAACCACGTTTGACTATATTTAGATATCTCCTCTAAATCCTCATTAGTTAATGATGGGTCTATCTTCATACAATCAATAATAGGTATAGTCTTTACCTCTCCCCAATAGAAACAGTCCTTAAAGTGTGGGTCTTCTGTATAGCTATAAACAATATTGGCGGGGTCTACGTATGAAACCTTGACACCTGAACCTTTTAAAAACTCGTGTTTTGCAACGCCAAGCCCTAAAACTGTCAAGTCATAATCAAATTGTTTACGTAAGTCTAAATAGTGGTTTTCCTCAAGTATAGTATTGATTGCCTCTTCTTCAGCTATCTCAATAGCAGGCTTGTAGTTAAGCTGCATATACAAGGATAACTCTTCATCTGTGGCAGGCAATTCATCTGCCGGAACCACAAAGGGGTCAACACCTGTGTTGTTTTGAATTATCTGCAATGTATCCTTAGCCGCCATTTGTCCCTCAATCATATCCTGATACTTAGAACGCTTCGCTTGAGACATAGCGTCTTGTGCATATGCGGAAATCTTGAATAGCCTATCTGCCATTCCATTTACCACAATATCTACAAACTTTGGAATAACAGGAACCGGAGTCCAATCTAAGTTTAGATAACTTAAATCCCCATCAATTGCTAATTCATTCTTATATTTTGCAATAGACTGTTCGCCTCTTGCATACAACCTTAATCTATGAAACTCTCTCCATTGGTTGTAATATCTACATCCATTTCCGTCTTTTTTAAACCATTCATATTGAATAGCCTGTCCAATTTGCAGGCCGTATTCATCAGTGGCTTTATCTGCATCCGAGACAAATTGACTTGGAAAAGCTGCAGATGTTATATTAAGTTTAACATCTCTCATTTAACTATCTGACTTAAATTCCCTGTATTAGTATACCTTGCAAAGTTAATCATAATTTTGGACTCTTTTTTATCGGGTTGATAAAGATGTTTCTGATTAGCCATTATAGCTAATCCTGAACTAATAGAGGCATCATACTTGGTTCTATTTGAAATATCAAACTTTGCCCAATCCTCTAAAGTTCTATTAAAAGCCATTGAGTTCATATCTCCCTCATCTCCCTTTAATCCTACGTGATTCTCTATATAAGACTCAATTGCCGCAGCGTGTGCCTGCTTTATATCCTCTGATGAGTTGGGTATTCCACCTAACTCTCTCTCTGTCTTAGAGAGCTTTGTAAACACCTTGTCAGGCCTGTTCATACAATATCCCCTATACCCCCTGTTTTTAAAATGGTATAATAGTCTTGGTTTGTTATTCTCTATTAATATTGGCATCCCATAAAACACACAGGCCATTAGTACATCTTCAAAGAATATCTCTGCAGTTTGCGGTCTTGCTATATATTCTAAAAAGAACTCATTGCTTGGTGCCTCCTCCATACTAAAGGTCGTTAATCCGTGCAGTGCTCCATTAGAACCTACACCCCCGACTGTACCGCTAATATCATAAGAGTCACAACCAAAGGCTCCGATGTGTACGTTGGCAGGATATTTTATCCCTGCCTTTTCTCGCATATTGTTTTGAAGATTCTTATTTGGCACCCACGTTATATTAAATCGACCTGTCTTATTAGGTGAGAAAATTACATAGGTATCTTTAACACCGTTATTCCAATTAAAAGACCCCCTTGTTACATACTGATTAGTTATTAACGCATCGTTATAATCAATCTGTTGATAAATTTTTGTTAGGTTAAACAATGATTGTTTGCTCTCATCTCTAAATGCGTGAGACTCTGTTCTTGGAAACTGTCTATAGTATTCATTAAGGGCATCAGGGTCATTTTTTAAAGACTCTACCTCATTCTCCCAATAATTAATAGCACCCTGTTCTATTTGGCCTCCATCAATACTTGGCTTGGGTGCATAAGGTGTATTTAGGACAGGCATTCCATACCTATCTATAAATCCTTCCATATTCCATTCCATTGGAATAAATAGTTTATATAACCCGCTCTTTGTCTGTCCATTGGAATTACGAGTAGATAGGTCAGAATCATAGTAAAGTTTTTTAAAGTTTTCTCCACCTTTGCTTAACGCATTAGATGTAGAACCCATCATACACTTTCCTATTATCTTGCTTCCCAATCTTAGACAGGTTTTAGTTACCCTCCAATTATTTAATATGTTATTTGGTTTGAGCCATTTCCCGCTCTCATCGTGTACTAATAATAATAACTTCTCTCCATCATATGAGTTATCATCTGTATTCTTCCAATCAATAGTAGTATCTAATCCCTCTATCTCCTCCTCCTCTATGTCATACATATTCTTTTTTGTAATCTTAGATGCGGGTACACGATAAGCCAATTCTGTTTTTGGTTTATCCATACCATCCATAATAGGTTTAAAGAAGAATGGTAGCCTACTGTTAATAGGAACAACCTTGTCTGTAAACATCTTCTTAGCATCACTACCTGTCTTGGAAAGTATCCCTACCCTTGAATCTTTCACAAGAGTTCCTGTGTTAACACACTCAGATGAAGACATAAACGAAAATCCTGAACGTCTAATCTTTAGATAAACCATTCCAAAACTTCTATTGTCAGCCTTACACGCTTCCCAAAAAATATAAAGTAATCTGTTTGCCTCTCTATAGTCCGGATGTCCAACATCAATGGTGGTCCATTGAAGATACATATAGTGTGCTCCTGTTATATAGGTAGGAACACCATTGTTCATAAACCAACACCCCTCTTCCCTCCTATCAAACTCTTCTTCTATATAGTCTACCCATTTGCTTTTAAATGGAGAGGGCATCTCATTCCATTGGAATATAGACTGTATTTTAGATAGAGGCTTAGGAAGCTCGTGTCTTTCCCAATATTGTTTTACTTTATCATCGTGCCTTTGAAGGCACTCATCAGGACTTGGTGGTAAGGCTATCTTTAATCCCTCAATGTCTATTATATCTCCTATCTGTCCACCCTTAGAAATAACAACCACATCATATTTACGGTCATACCCATATAGCCAAGAGCGGTTTCGGTTTTTATTAGACCGAACTGCCTTAGGTATGTAATCGTGTACAACTCTATATAAATCGTTATTTTGAATTTCTTTCTGCAAACCCTTGTTTTGTATCAACCTTAGAATTAAAAGAGGTTTCGTCAAGATTAGCTCTTTCCTCCTCTATTCTTTTTAAAATTTCAAACGCATCAAATATCGCCAATTTCTTTGTAGCTGCAGCATTCTTTAGTCTATCTGCCGCTAAGTCATCTTCAGGGTCCGGCTTTATAATCTTTTCTTTTGCTACCTTTATAAGCTGCTCCACCGCCTGATGACCTGCTTGAATTATCTGTAGCTTAGTTTCTTTAATATCCATTCTATACTATTAATGTTATAGTGTGGTCAAACATTCTGTACAACACCTCCCCATCTACATTAAACTCATACTCTTGGAAAGGTTTGAAAGAGACTATGTCTCCCTTTTGAACACCTTGTTTTTTTAAAGTTTCATTTATAATAACCACCTCTCCCATTAATGGCTCACGACTAAATGGTTTAAAAATATAGCTATCTGTAGGGGATATAGGTTTTAAAAAACAATACTTATTATATCCCATCCAAGTGTCTCCTTTTTTATAAGCAAAGAATTGGTCAGCATCTAAAAAGAAAATATTCTCTTTTAAAAAACTCTTCCCACTTTTACGCCTACCTTTCATATCGTTGTAAAACTTAAATACATTATGATGGACCAACAGCGTGTCTCCCTTTTTAATGGGACCTGTATATTCTAAAGGGGTTTCGAGTACAATTGCTTGTCTATTAGACCCATCTACATCTTCCTCAGAACTACTTGTGATAAAGTCAATCCCCCCTATATTTTTTATGTTATCGTATCTCCGTTTGTTCTTAGGTTCTACAATAAATTGATAAATAGATTTCATTAAAAATTTATATTATACTCAATCGAGATAGGCATTGAGCCTGTAAACTCCTTCCATAAAATAACCTCTGAATCTTGTTCTATCCAAATTTTTATAGATTGGGTTTCTTCGTAATATTTTATAACGTGTATTACATAACTCCCCTTTAGGACTTCTTGCCCTACTATATAATGCATTGCTCCTGACTTATAGTCGGGACCAACACTTATCTTACGAATATCCATAATATTAAGGTGTCCAAGTGGATATTGCTACTCTTTTCCAAACATCGGTTGAGACACATATATATAGATAAGTTGCATCTGCTGCTATCTGACCTTTAGTACCTGTAGATGTAGGGCCGGCAGGAACAGGGCCACCATTAAATAAATCTAATGTATCCCCTAAAGTAAAGTTTTTAGTTGCGTTTATAGGTGATGAGTCTGAATCACTGCCTATTAGCTTATCATCAAATGCAGGGGTTGTGGTTGCGTATGTGCTTATCTTTGCCATTATTTCTTTTTATTGGAAGACACTTCCCCTGTCTGTAAATTAATAACAGAGTCCTGTCCATATTTTTTTATTAACCTCTCTTCTTCTTGTCCAAACTTTGCACGTATAACATTTACTTGTGCAATCATTTGTGTCTCTTGAATCTTAAGGTCACCAAGCTGAATCTTTATTGTGGTGAACTCTTTGTTCAGTTCGTTGATTGATTGTAATTCTTCTGTAGTTAATTTCATTTTATTTTATTTTATTAGCCAAGAAATTTTTTTTCATTTGGAGCATATCTAATCCTAAAAAAAATCTTTAGAGGCATCTCATCATCGTGCGGTATGTGATGAGGCTTTCTTTTTTTCTTTAGATATTTTGTAAGTAGTTTCTCTCGGTGTAATTCTATCTCTTCTTGAGAATTTACTATGTGTTTATAGGGAACATCCTTACCTTTTACTCCATTAAAAATTGTATGTGATAATATCTCAGCCATTGTCGTTATTAAATTTAATTTAATTTTTACAAATGTAATGATTATTTTTTTATCTTTTCAAATGACCTACCTCCAAAGTATGCTCCTATAACTGTTATTAACACTAACTGTAATAGGTCTACCCACTTATCTTGTACTGTGAATCCTATCCACCCCGCATCTATAAAGACAAGCAGTACTGTGGATGTCACTAAAAATATTAAGACCATA